TTGCAGTCATTGTTCTGTAAATATAATTTTATGAGGTCTACAAACTTTAGAAGGCTTCGCCCATTGAACATGCCCTCTCCCTGATCATGCTTCTCCTCATACATCTTGACAAGATTAACATAATCATCAGATGGATTGTGGCGACTGTTCTCGTTTTCAATATTAATATTAGCCATCGTAGTATCCTTTGAATTTAATTCGAGGGTCTTGCTCTTCCTTGATCTTCCAAAGATCGGCTACCATAGTATTCTCACCGTGAAAACACAGTACGCCATCAAGACCGGGATCATTAAATACTTTCTCACAGTCCTGTGCCATAGCAAGCAACTCACCCGTAGTCCAGTATGTGTGGTCTTTCACATTGACCTGTATGTACTTGGGCTTGGGAGTTTCCCCTCCCTCAAGATCACCAGTGGTTTCAGTCTTCTCCTCGTCAGAAGGCTCGTCCCTGCAACAGTCATAGCCAAACAAGTGCAAGTCTCTGAAGCCCATTGTGTGCATCATACCAATGCCACGCATAGCAGCACAGGTGCCACCAGTAATAAGAGTGGCTCCCTGCGGAATACCAAGCTCTTCATTAAGCTTAACCTGCTGGTTCTTTATCTGATCTCCCTGCTCCTCCTCTGTTCTCAGTGAGTCGGTAAAGGCGTGCCATCCCCACAGCCTGACATTACGTTCTTTAAGGTATTCAGTTACTGAGGGGTCAGTCATAGATGCTACAAAAAAATTGGTATCCTCATGTATAGTCTTGAAGAGGTCTTTACGAACGATATTGTGTGTGCTTTTCTGGGTGATCGGTCGGGGGTCAAGAACTATACATCCCCACGGAATGATATTGTTCTCCATCAAACCGGGTAGTGCGTGTTTAACGGCAAGCACCTTGCAGTTGGGGTGATCATAAATAAACTTTTCAAGCTTATCATAGTCAAGATAAGGACCAGCGGAAACAATAACTCCCACCTCTCTGTGTGGAGGATGTTTCTGTACCCACTTATTTTCATCAATACTTTTTAGATTAGATTTAATATTGTTGGCAATATAATCTTTTGGTACAGAATCTCTGGGATGTACTATGATTGGAACACGCTTTAAATCTTCTGGCACTTCCTCCAGTGAGGAATCGTGAAGTATAACAGCAAGGTGTGTATGTCCTGCTGGTAAAACTTTATCAGAAGAAGGCAGCACATGCTTTCTTGTTGGTACGCTCTCATCAAACTCTGTCCAACCATCTTCAGTAGTTTTCTCTGCATGGACTTTCTTTGTGGGTATAGCATCAAAGACTTTCTTAATTCCCTGATACTTTTCATCAGGTATGAGAATTGCATCCGGGTCGGGGTTGTCCTCGTCCTCACGTTCTTTTGTAAAGAAGTGATCCATGACTACAACAGGAGTATTCTTCAGACAATCATACTCATGCTGCACTGTTTGTTCGCTGTTGCCGCTACCTATGAGGGCAAAGTCTGCCACAAAAGGATCGTTTCTTTTTTCAAGAGTGTCACGAACATTACCTTTATGTAACTCATAGGAAAATTCTTTGTTCTTTTCCTTCTTCATGTGCTTGGCAAACTCTTCAAATCTTTTCTTGACAGCGGCCATAGTGTTGTGAGGTTTCACATTATTTTCTTCAGCATCTGTCTCTGCCGTAGCATCTTCAAACAAGTCATAGCCAATATAATGCACTGCATCAGTTCTGTCAAATGCAGCAAGAGCCATCTCAATGGCACGGCCTCCATTCCAAGTTCCGGTTTCAAGAATGGTCTGAGGTTTATAGAAGCGAATCAGGTCTGCAAGTTGTTTGTACCTGTTGGGAAGAATGTCTGGCGTCGTGTCTGTTTCTGAAAGGGAGACAACTCTATTGCCGGAACTATCTCTAAAGTTCTGAGAAGACTTGTCTGCCAGATTAATAAACAACTCTCTGAAAGAATTAGAGGTTTGTAAAGTGCAGCCATGTGCGTTGTAAATTGTAAGCAGTCGGCTTAGTATGAAGGTTGTTGACCACTCTCTATAGTTAAGGTATTCACCAGAAACATAGGCACCTCTAAGATCACCAAGAAGATCAACAGATGTCTGCCTTGAAATATTAAATGCGGCAAAGTAATCTGCATCTTCCATGCAAATAAAATCTGCCTTGTTATTTAAATATCTTTCTAGTGTAGATATTCTAATATCTTTTGTTGGTAGGCTAAGAGGCTCTAGCCAGAGAAGCCATGCATCAGCATTATCAAAGGCACACTCGCTGATTGCAAAGGCTTTCGGTGCAGCAGCAAGACCATCAAGAGCCTCGCTATAGTTTATGGCTCCCCCTTCTGTACCGTTGTGTTCCTTGTTGTCCTCTACAAACTGACTGTAATCTTTAACATCTTCTAGGTTGTGGTAAAAGATATTCTTTTGTTTGGGAACACTATAGTTACTAATGTCCATGTTATAGTAATAACAATGGAACTCAAAATCAGGTTGCCACCTATCTTTAAATGACTCTAGAAGTTTGTGTCCGTTTTGTTTAAAAAGCTTTTCATCAAAAGCTGTGACTACTTTAAATTTCATAGGGATTGACAAGTCCTTTTCCGGCAAGGTAGGTATAGTCTCCATTCCATTCAGCAGCGTATCTTCCGTCAATATCTCTTCCGCATTTCCATTCTCTGAACCACGGTCCTCCTGTAGTGAAATGTACATTCTTTGCTTCTACCTCCTCTGGTGAATGTCCGTCAAGCCAGTTCCATTCCTGATGTATGCTACCAATGTCAGCCTCCTTATCGGGCAACCACTGAAAGCCATGAAGCCAAGAGCCTGTCTGGGTGTTTACTTCCAGAGGGGTTAGCCTCTTGTTAAGTTCGTGTCCACAATTCCAAAGAATAAGACTTGACCAGTTCTTGCGGCGATATACTTCCTGCTTGCGTCCATCCATCTTATATTCTTCGGTGGGTTCATACTGATGTTTAACACAATACAATGGATAGTAGTCCATGTTATATTCTTCAAACAATTCATTAATATCTGTGCGAAGATACATGTCGCAGTCCATGTACAATGCCCAACCCTGATACATATTCAGGGCAGGAACAAGGAAACGTGTGAAGCTAAAGTCTGTGGAGAAGGGCTTGCCATCTATATCATCAATCATCTGCCCGTCTTTAACGGTGTGCTTGCGATTGTATAATCCCATACGCTCCACAACATCTTTACGAATTGGTTTAACATCCACATTTTCAACGGCAATACGTTCGATGGTAAACTTGAGTACTTCATAGGCTACATCTTCTTTTGGATCATAGCCAATATAAACTGTGTTGGGTGACTTTCTCATTATATCTCCTATGTAAAATGGGGGAGCAAACGCTACGCACTCCCCCAAGTTTCGTTACAGGCTGTAAATCTTTTCTTTCTTGTCTTCAGGTACTACCTTTTGAAGATTGATGGTAAGCAATCCATCTTTAAAAGAAACATCATCTACAACCACGTCTTCGGCAAGAGTAAAAGACTTTGAAAAAGGTCGCTTCGCTATGCCTTTATGTACGATCTTTTCATCGTCCTCTTCTTCGGCTTTCCTGCCGCTGATAGTTAGCTTACTGTATTCTGTTTTTACTTCCAACTCTTCTTTAGTGAATCCAGCAGTGGCTAACTCAATCGTATATTTTCCATCACTATTTTCTACTAGATTGTGGGGTGGGTAGGCATTATAAATAGAACCACCTGCCTGATGATTCTTCATCTTTAGCATATCTCTAAAAAGTTGCTCATGTCCCACAGTCCATGAACAGAACTTGGAAAAGAAGGGATCATCATTTAGTGTCATATACGCATTCATATCATTTCTCCTTATAGCAAGTTGATATTGTGTGACCCATTATTGGCATCACATATATATTATAGTGCATAAAGTGGCTTTTGTCAAGAACTTTTTTTCTTTCCCTTTCTTTTAAAAGAACTATTCTTTCTGCCGTCCCTTACACGCAAGTTACTACGCTTGTTGCTTCCGCCCTTACTTAGGGGTTTCTTATGATCAACGTGTTTGCCATCACCCTTGCGAACAAGCCCAGCACGTTCCAGCATTCGTCTTGCTTTGTTTCTTAGAACACGCTTCTTAATATTTTTAGGTTTACTTTTTGTAACTTTGTTTTCTCTCTTATAATCTCTAGTCATTTTTTTCTCCTTTAACCGTATGCGTTAAAACTTTTACCTCTTTCTCTAATTTCTTTTATAGTTCTTTTACAAACTGTGCAAAAAGTTTGTGTTGGATCAATCTTACAACTCTTCTGGCACCCTCTGCTTTTCTCCTTTGACTCCTCAGTGGGAAACCAATTACACTCCACACGATCCTCCATGCCCAGTGATATCACAAATGTCATGTGTCTCTAGTCCTTCCTCAAACTCCTCGCCAAGTTTCTCTACAGCCTCACTGTAAGGCACACTGCTAAGTGGTTGTCCTCCCCTGCATCCGTCAGGGTACACCGTGAAACCTCGCAACCTGTGAGCGTAAGAGGCAAGAGTATCAGTAAACTCAGTAACAGTATCTTCATTGTTAAGCTTACTCCCCCACTTGGGCAGATTGATTGTGCTGCTAATGGACATATCAACATAGTCCTGCACATCTGCCTGAAACTTCATGCGCCTCTTGTAGTCCTCTGCCAGATCAAGAGCAGACTCAATCTTGTTAGGATCAACACCATAAAGATCAATGATCTCCTGTGCCGCACTGTCCACCACATACTGATAGTGCCAGCGATTACCACCCTTCAGATACCTGCGCTTGTAGGCTACGGCAAAGATAGGTTCAACGCCTGTGGAGGTGCCAGCCAGAATACCTATTGATCCGGTAGGAGCAATGGCACGATTTGCGACAGGGCGACTACACCCAAGAGTATCAGCAAAGTCGGCGCTAACGTGATCACTAACCCCTTTATAGACTGCCAACCACTTGTGAAGTCCTTCGGTAACTTCATACTTCTGTCCTCCTTTAATCAGCCATTCATGCATACCCATCAGGCCAAGACCAAGCCTACGGTTCTTCTCCCTGACCTTGTATACCTTATCGTATGGCAGCTTTGCCCGGAGTGTTCCACATAGCAGAAACTTGGTTGCAAGTTCTACTACATCTGCGAACTCTTTCAGGTCATCAATGCGACCCATATTAATAGAGCCAAGATTACAAACATCAGAATCATCTTCAGATGTAACCTCCGTGCAAGCGTTGCGTAGTGTCTCATTTTCCTTCTCAAAGAAATTGAATGAGAATCCCGGCTCGGCGGTAGATAATGCTTGTTGAACATTAGTCTTAAAAGTATCTCCAACATCTCCTGTCTTCCAGTAGTTAAGTAACCATTCAGTATCGTAGTTCACGCTGATGTTTGTCATATCCAGCGGTGCTGTAAAGTTAAAGTCTTGTTCCTTGATCTGACCAATGGAGAAACCTGTTTCACCTACTGGCATATCATACCAGTTCTTACTGGCAAGAAACTTATCTACATCAGGATGCTTCCAGTTAAGGCTGGCATAGATAGCAGAGCGGCGGCTACCACCTTGCATAACCCTTCGTCCAATCTCATTGACCATCTGCATCTTTGGAATAGGACCAGAGGCAAGACCTCCCGTACCATTCAACAGCCGTCCTTCTTCACGGTATATAGAATAGTCCACTCCGATACCACCACCTGTCATAAGACAGGACTCGGACTTCCAAGAGATGTCGGCCCAATCTTCTCTGGTATCCTCCTCTGCCTTGAGAAGGTAACAGTTATTAAAGAACTTATTCTCACGCCCTGCATAGTAAAGATAACGACCACCGGGAATAAACTTCAGGTCGGTGATCATACGTTTCAGTTCGTCCTTGTCTTCCTTGCTGAGATGTTCCTGACATACATCGTCTACCAGTGTGGACGCCAGTGCATCCCATGTCTCACACCCATGATGGGCGTACTTGTGTTTAAATATGTCTTCGCTAAACTTGGAGCGAAACATAGGGTTTTCGTTAGATCGAAATTGTGGCATAGCTTTGTTCCCCTTTAGTTATCGTATTCCATTTCCAATATGAGTTGGGCATAGTGGATTGCTTTTTCGATATCCTTCCTCCCTTCTCCCTTAGTACGGTGGCGAGTGATGTATTTTATCACATTACCCTCCAGATAGTCAAGCCCGTTGGCATGAATATATTCAACCGGCTGTATCTTACATCCCTTGTAGTGCTGTCCTCCGACTTGTTGTTGTAACGCCCTCTGTTCTTTCATGTGTCTAAGATAGTAATCATAGTTGCGTTCCCATTTTGGATAGTTTGGATGGTCATAAGAAAGAGTTGAGCTTTCGTCTGATTTCATTTACGTTCTCCGATGTTACAGCCTTGAGTGCGAAGTCTCTAACAGTATCTGGTTCTAGTCCAGCCAGATGGCAGGTGCTTTCAAAGTTCTCACATGTCACACCAACAGAGGCGAATACCCATGCTGATGCTTGATCTCTTTGAAGGGCAGTCTCATTAGTTTCATTAGGTTCTTTTGGTTTACTCATATCAAGCAGAGCCTGAAGTATAATAGCCAGATTAAGAGTTCTATCCGGGTTCTTCTGTGTTAGATCATAGAGGCTATCAAAGTTTAGTATGTCACTCATCTTCAACCTCCTGAACCGGGCGATAAAATTTCCCGCCCACATAGTTATTGTAGTAGGCGGGTTCGTCCGTACCCTCTAACTTAGCCGTAAGAACTTTGTAGATCATCTGAAAATAACATTCATAATACCGAAGGCTCCTCTTGTTTTTGTATTCGCCTATAACTTGGAATCGAAAGTGTTTCTTGCCAAGCTTCTTTATATCTTCGTTTAGATATTTACTAGAGCCTGTATATGTACGCCAGTTAGATTCTACTTTCTTACCTTTACGTGTTACATAGTATTGTTTACAACCAATGTAGGCTTTCTTAGTTTTCTTGTTGGTTATTCGATAGACAAAACCAAAACTGTTCTTCTTATCAAAATCTTTGTGGTACTCCCAGTGCGTCACCAGTTAGTTACTTCCTCCACATCAGGTTCTTTAGCCACGTTGGTAAGATACCTGCGACCGTGCGAATACTTGAAGACACGAATGCCCCTACCTTGGTTAGCATCAGCCCAACACTCTCTCTTATAGCCACAATAAACACAACTAACAGAAAGCTTACGGTTGCCAGACTTACCATCAGGTATATCGGAGTAGCACCTATCAGGTATAAAAGGCGCTGAAACCACATCTTTAAGGTGAGTGATTCTTTGTTTTGCATTTATCATATCCATGTGATGTAACTTGGTAAGACATATCTCTCCTGTTGATTTGTTGATGGCAAGGAATGCTGCCTGATCAATACCATTGGCCTCTGCATAGGCAGATATCTGTGCAACATATCCAAAAGGATCATCCTCTGCTAGCTTGTTATATTTAAACTTATCAAATCCAACACCACTAGCAGACTTACAATCAA